CCGTTACGCTGGAACAGCTTGTCGAACTCATCCACGAAGATCACGTTCGGTTCGTTCCAGTGCTCACGCAGCTTACGCAGGGCTTTGGACAGCGAGTTACCGGACAAACCCTCAGTGGTCAGGCCAGCAGCGTTGACTTCGATCATGGGGATCTTGTGCTCATCGCAGACCATTTTGAGCAGGAAGCTCTTACCCGAGCCGGAAGGCCCGGTCAGATGGCTGTGAGGGCGAATATCGGCTTCGCTGTCCTTGAACACACCGAGGATGTGGCTCAATTGACCGAAGATCTTCTCTTGAGACGGGAAGATGATACGGCCAGTGTCAGTGATGCGAAGGTGCGCTTCTTGGTTCTTGGTTGGAGCTATGTTGCCAGTACGACCGAACAGTTGCTTCTCGCCTTTCATGCGATAACTCCTTGATTTGAAAAAAGAAAGCCCGTCACATGGACGGGCTAAAAGGTTGCTTTACCCAAGGAAGAGATATTAGGCAGTGACAGTCACCACACAGGTGTCAGTCCAGCTACCGTCCTTGGCAGTAGCAGTGATGGTGGCAGTGCCTTCAGCCACAGCAGTGACCAGGCCAGAAGCCGATACAGTAGCGACATCTTCATCGCTGGTGCTGTAGGTCACTTCACGCAGGCTTGCGTTGGTCGGGGCATAAGCCACAGTCAGTTGCTGGGTGGCAGCCACAGCAATGCTAGAAGTGGCAGGGGTGACGCTGATGTCAGTCAGGGAGATCTTGGTGATCTTGACTGCCTGCATGTTCTCTTGGCCAACCTTGTACAGAGCATCACGGACGTGATGCCACAGGACATGGTTGCCACTCCATTCCAGAACATCGTCCGGATCGGGATGATCCACATCACCCAGATCAGTGAAACCGCTGCCAGGGGCATCGCCGGGCATTTGCAGTTTCACTTCCTTGGTGGTGGCGTTGTATGCGATCTGCGTGGTGCTCATGTGTGCATCCTCAAAAAATAAATGGGGCCACTCTTCGGAGTGGCCCCAATGATATTACGACAGCGCGTAATCAGTGTTCAGAATGTCAAGATGTAGCTTGGGATCAAGTTTGCCGAGGGAAACTCGACGCTGCAGGATCTGGGACACGATAAAGCTCAGCAAGTTGCTGCGTGCAATCTCAAAGAGCTGACGGTTGTACTGCATGCGCAGGTCGTTGCCGTAATTCGGCAAGCAGCGGAAACAGTCATGTACCGTCAGTACCTTGAATGGCTTGGCAGGCAAGCTGTCCAGCAGTTCGATCACTGGTTCCCTCTGTACCAGATGAGCAGTGCCGTAGTGCAGATGGTCGAGGATACGGGCAGACAGGTAGCCCGATTCTTCGTAGTGGTTCCACAGGATCTTCACCAACTTCGTATCCTCGGTTTCAGTGAGGAACTCAGGGTTCACGTCCGTCTTCAGTGCATCTCGCACAAGCTCAATTTGCACAGGGTTGTAGTCACAACGACGCACGATCTCCCGTACTACCATCCCATCTACAGAGTGGATGCTGTTGGCACCCAGACTGCGGCCCTTTTCCATTGGTGCATTGACCTTGGTGAAGACCTCGAAAGGCTCATCAAGGAAATGCACTGTGTTGGACACCTGATTGATCACCGGAACATGCACATGGAAGTTATCCGGCAACACCCAGTCATGGGACAGGGCATTGGGGTTCCACATGGTCAGGAAGGCTTGGTTCAGCTCCCATGCTGCAGGGGCTAGCTTCTCCATTGTGTCGAAGAAGATCCCCAAGAGGCGGCCAGTACCGAATACCCGTTTAGGTACAGCTTCGGAGCCGTACAGTGAAGTCATCACTGCATCCTTGGCCATGTCACGGGAGATCTTGGCACTGTCACCTGTGATGTCCAGCATGTAGTCATAGATGTTGGTGTAGGCATCCTCTCGTTGGCCTGTGCTCACTACGTTGCACAGTTGAGCAGCTTGGCGGTCGCCAGTCAGGCAGGCCAGTAGCTGCAAACCACTGGAGGTGGCGTCCAGGGAGATGGGGTAGCCAGTAGCCTTTTGCTGCTGGGCATCTTTCCATGCCAGCACCCCTGCATAAAACAGGGCAGGCTCCTTGGCAGTTTTGACCAGGGAATCCAGCTTCCCTTGGTTCTCCTCAAACCAGTTGAGGCGATATTCCCATGTCTTTTTGTCCAGACCGTAGTTGGAAGCGATGTCGATTTGGAGGTATTGCTTGCCAGTGAACTTCTGCATTACGTGCTCCTTAGAAGTTATGTCTAATTAGGTGAGGGTAAAACTCAGTGATGCGTAGCAACAACAGGACAATCAGCAAGACTTTCCTTGATGTGCTGCAGTTGATTGATGATGAAGTCGATACTCTGTTCATTCACAGAGCCGACAGTGATGTAGTTGGTGGTTTGCCCAGCTTCATTCACTACGAGAATGTCCAGATCCCCATGAAGGGAGAGACCGAGGCTGACACGTTCAATTGATGTTTTCTGCTCAGACATCACTCTTCCTCATCATCCATGTTGCGACCGGCTACCCAACCACATATAGGACAGCTATCACCGCCGCTGCATCCAAGATAAGCGCCGCAAGTTGTGTTTTGGCAATACAAGAATCGTCCACTCATACGACCTCCTCTGCGTCGGCAAAATGCACGACTGCTTTGTTCCAGGGAGCACCCTGGTAGTTGATGTGATAGCCCTGACAGTAGGTACGGCCACGTTTGTCGTACTTGTGGGTCAGGTGGAAATGCTCGCCTTCCTGCTGGATCAGCTTGATCACGTCGCGTGAGGTGCGGTCGTATTTCTCGAAAGCACGTTTGCGCTTCTCGAAATCTTCCCGAGTCTCATCGTCCTTGGCCTTGTCCAAGTTGCGCCATTGGTTTTTCACCAGGGTCACAACATCTTGGTTGATGGTCAGCTTCAGTCGGTTCATGCGATTGATGTGATCAAGACACACATCATCCTCGTGATGATTCTTCTTGAGGATGATTGAACCACTGCTGGTGTAGTAACCGGTGTCTCGGTTGGTCTTTACCAAGGCGGGCAATGTGACCATTGGCAGAGGAAACTGGAAGCGATCCAGCTCTTCCTGCACGTCAGCACTGATGGTGAACTTAACTACGAAGACCTTGAGGGTTGGAGACCAGTCCACAAGATCTGCCTCAGCACAACTATGGATCATGTCCGTAGTCTTCTGTGGATCATCAAAGTGTCTGTCCAGAATGCCTGCCAGGATTGGCAGAGTGCAGCGTTTGTGCAGAGCCATTTGCACCAGCAAGTCCATACCGAAGCCAATCGGGATGTCCTTGTCTTGCATGTACTCACAGAAGTCGAAGTGCTCACAGTTGAGGAACTCGGCTTTGATGCGAGGGATCAGTTGGTTCTTGTTGTACAACTTCTCCAGCTCACGTTGGTGAGCAATCAGTTTGGTATCGGCCATGTGAGTTCCTTAAACAGGTGTGTTGGCCAAAAGCATGAGACAAATGCCTGCTACTACAAGCAGCAGAGTCTCGGTGTTTTTGGTTTTACGCTTAATGATCTGAGCCTGATGCTCGCAGATCACTCTGGGTTGTTTGGCGTGGAGGTGGAACAGTCGAGCAGTTACAGCAAGGAAGATGGTGAGAAAGATCAGAGTGATGATTGCGATGTCCATTTAGAAGGTTCCCCAATAGTTGTGAGCGTCGCCCAAGTACGGACGCCAAAGTTCATCGAAATAGCAATTGCTGGGAGCATTGACGAACAGCTTCGCCATGTCTGCATGCTTCAGACCTGCCAGGCCACAGCCAATGCAGGTGACTTGGAATTTCATTTTCTTGTGTCCACGGGCATAGGCCAGAAAGCCAGTCACGTAGTCATTGATGCGATCCATTGGCATGGGGCCAACATCAATGTCTTTCGTGGGGATGGCCCAGCTATCGCCGTAATGGCCATAGCCTTTACCGTAACGGGCACCTCTCTTTTCGTATGCGAACTTGGCAGCACCGGCACCATGAATGCCAGCTTCATTGCTACCGAAGACGAAGACCATCTTCTGCATGTTTGTTCTCCAGTAAGTTCACAACTGCTGACACTGTGTCGAGCAGGTGCTTGTGATAAATCAGGGTTGGTGGCACACACTCAGAACTGAGTCTGACTATGCGATGACCTCTCCTATGTAGGTAACGCACCAAACAAACGTGATCACCTCCCACCCAGTCTTTCAACATGGGCGAGGTATGGGTGATCACACCGTTGAGCGTGTACCAGTGAGAGGCACGAGGATTTGTTCGATCCTCCGTCCATTTGACTTGAAAGTGGGCCATTGCTACATCACTCGTCGTAGTACGAATTGATGAGATTGATCATTCGACATTTCCATACAAAGGAGTTGTCGAAGAGCATTTCTATCAATTCACATGTCTCGTTGAAGTAGTTCGGACACAGATACATCCGTTTGGCGATCATGCGGTTGAATAACAGCACGAAAAAGATGAACAACCAACGGCAGATAAGGCGCTCAAGGCGCTTTGCCCGGCTCATTTCTTCACCAGTGACAGTTGGTAGCCGCACGCATTGAGCACAGCATTGAGCTTGCTCAAGTGAGGTGTGTAAGTTTGACCTTCAATCCACCGTTTAATGGTGGCTTTGGTGATGGTGTCACCACCGACACGCTCAGTGCGTTCGATGATGTAGTCGTAGCCGCTAGCTTTGATCTCTTTGTTGATGATCTCGCAGGCAGCACGCACCAGTCCCTTTACACTGGAAGCGGTGACATTCTGTTTGGGGCCAGTTACACGCATTGCACTTTGAATCAGTTGCTCGGTACGGTTGGTCATTACTTTGCTCCTTGGTTCTGAACACGGTGTATCCACCGTAGTTATCAAGAATCCGCATCAGGGATATTCCTACACACGAGAGGTTTGCCTCCCCCGGAGGCAAACCGATTCAGGTCTTGTTTTCGACAAACTCGCACAGACGGTGCTGATCAACCGTCAGTGCAATGTCGAAAATTGGGATTTTCAGGTACTCAGCGATACGCAGAGCCTGACCAGTACCACCGCTACGCTTACCGTTGGGTGTCCAGCACACGACCATATCCACCGGAGTGTTCAGGTCGAGACCAGCAATCTGGAACACATTGCGCATGTGTAGCAGCTTTGCAGCACTGGAACAGGCATCCCAGTTAGGGTGAAATTGCTTGGCAATGTTCATGGCTTCAGGTGAGTAACCCACCACGAAGCGTTCATCGTTGCCGGGAGCACCGTTGAAGCCTTCCCATGGAATGAAGTTGGTGGCTGTGCCTTTACCTTCCATGGCACCGAAGAAGAATGCTTGATCAGCACCAGCGGCATAGCCACTACGTAGATGCCATTGAGCTGCCAACTCTCGGCCAATGGTTTTCATTTGTTGCAGTGCAGTAGTTGGTGTCTTACGACTACCGATACCGGCATAGGTGAACATGGTGTCTCCTTACGACAGCCACTCATTGATGATGGTGGACAGTGCGTGTGCTTGGTTAATGGGACTGGAGGCAAAGCAATCAGACAGAACATTGTTCTTCTCCGCTGCCAGCTCCATGAGTTCAAGAATCAGATGGCTATTGTGGATTGCCCACATGCGCCAGAGGTTCAGGTACATCTGCCACAAGTGGTCAGCCGGATACTCAAACAGAGGCGGTTTGCCTTTGCCGAGTTTCCAGTTGGTGCCACCGATGTCGTAGCCTTTGATGTCGCACTGATACCACTGCTCGATACTACGTCCATCGGGCAACATGGCATTCAGGGCACTGAATCGTGCATCACCTTTGGTACTGCACTCATAGCCGTTCTTGCGTTGCCACGAGAACAAGCGTTTGGGGTGTGTCCCACAATATATCTCTACGATGTGAGATCCGTCCCTGACTTCCACTTCTGTGACAAGGGTGCATCCGTTACCTTCTGGTGGCTGGAATACAGCCACATCGAAGTGAGCACGACCTTGAGAGATATTGCTGTTTATGAGTTTGGCCAGTTCAGTGAGTTTCATCAGAAGTCACCTTCTTTAGTCGCAGTTTCGGCATCAATGATTAACATCCCATTGGGTAGCAATTCAGCCTGAACGTAGACTTTCAATGCTGTACCAAACAGATCATCCATCTCCAGTTCAGTCATGAGCTGTTCAGCAAAGATTTGGCGATCTGCGCTGTAGATCAGCACAGGTGGATTAGCTACAGAGCTGGTGATTGGACGTTGGATCTTTACGATCCCTTCCCATTGGCAGGTCATGCAGTCATCCCCAGTTTGTTCATGAGAGCACGTCGTTTCTTGTCGGCACGCATGTATCGACGATGAAAGGCGATTGCTGCTTTGCGGTTGTCTTCTACGAATGCTTGGCAGAAACAGCGAAACAGCAGACGGCAATACCAGTCCATGTACTTCAAATGCAATTTGGTCATTTTGGATTGCTCCATGCGAAGGCAATCAGTTCAGTGGTATGAATCCCCCATTCACTACTACCGTTGGTGTAATTGAAGTGGATGATGATGTACCCATCATTGGTGGGTTCAACAGCCGTTGCCACACAGTCTGGTGTTGTGCTGTTGGCATTCAAGAATGCAGTTGCGAGTTCAAGCACTTCATCTGATTCAATAGGCATCTGAGCTTCCTCTAATAAATCTCTAAGTGTTTAGGTGGATTTAGTCTTTTGGGACTTAAAAGTTGAACTTAGGTTTTAGAAAGTTCAACTTTGATCTGGTCTATCAACCAATCGACCAGTTCCCAACGAAGGGCACAGTACGGATCAGTTTTGTCCCACAGATTTCGGTATTCGAAGAACGCTTCATCCGCTTCCAGATCTGTATGCGGAATTGGGTAGTGAAGTTTGCCGCTGAAGTGAGGCCAGCTTTTCCAGAAATGGCGCAGCAAGTTGGTGTTGATTGTCCCTTGACAAATGCCTAGGTCTGGATCACTTGGGCCATTGGTTTGGAGTTCTTTGAGATCCGCCAATAGTTTCTTCAGGTGTACGTCGTACAGTTCCATGCCTATCTCCTGTGATCTATCCGATGCAAAGCCGAAGGCTCCCCCGAAGGGGAGCCGAGGCTGGTGCTTAGCCGAAGCTGAGGGCTGCGACGAACGGGTTGTTCCCGGCAGCGATGGGTGCTGCTTCCTCGTTGACACGACGGATTTGTAGGGCGAGACCGGAATCACCGAGGCCGATGATTTTCTCTTCGCCCGGTTGGAGCTTGGCTGCTACGGCCATGAACTGGTCGTGCAGATTGTTGCGTGCTGCTTGGAATGCAGCGAACTCGGCGTTGCGCGAGTTGGTAGCCAGAGGCTCCATGGTGTCCAGAGGGATACCCGTAGGCAGGCTGACGAAGCGTTGTTCTTCGCCTGCTTCTGTTTTCACGGTAACGGGATAACCGATGTTGAGCCAGAACTGTGCTTTCGGACGGTCGTCCTTGGCAGCAGTGGCTTTGGACTGGGAACCGAAGGTGTGTTCGAAGTTGAGGGACATGATGTTGACTCCAGAGTTGAATGGGCGGAATTGCCCAATAGGGGCGAAGCCCCCTGTGAGATGAGGTAACTGACGTTACCCCATATGTTTAAGTAGGCGAGCGATATTGGTGTTGCGTTTGGCAGGGGCCGAATATTTGTCGATGTAGCCCAAGGTGAGTACGAACTCTTGCTGGGACTGGTGACATTGTTCAGCGATGCCTCGGATACCGATGTTGAAGAGAAGTTGGAATACGAACTGATATACGAGGTGCATGGTTTGACTCCATGGACACTAAGGGCCGAAGCCCCTAGTGTTTAGTTGAGGGTTAGCTGGGTTGAGAAGGACGGAGGAGTTTAGAGTAGGTGTCGTAGGCTTCTTGGTAAGCCTTAGCGTGTTCCTGACTCTGGTTGATGTACTTCTGTACACGGAGAGTGGACTCAGTACGTTCTTGCGATTTCTCGCGGATGAGGGACTCGATGAAGTCCTCGTTGTCTACAGCGATACGTGCCTTCTGGTGAGAGGCAGCGTTGTCGATATAGGCATTGAGCATGCCGATGCCAGAGCTGACAGCATCCAGTGTGGAGGTGACAGTGTTAGCAGTGGTGTTCACGGTGCTCAGGATGGAGCCGAGGGTGAGACGTGCAGTGGACATGGTGTAACTCCTAGGTAATTGAGGGAACAGAGGCCGTATGAATAGGCAACACTTATCTTCGGGGATGATCCCACGACGCATCATGTATTTCTGGTAGCGATAGCCGAACTACGACTAGCCAGTCCTACAAGGGTGTAATCAGGCACCAACTGGGGTAGTACACGCGTACACATACCCAGTAGTGGCGAAGCCACGAGCTAAGAGTGGGGTGGTAGTGTGTGATAGGTGTGAATGTACCGGGGGGGTACTTGGTCTCTGGGTGTGACCAGGGTGTGAGAAGTGCCACGGAACCTAACTATCAATTCCGTCCTAATGCAAAAATTTGCAGCACCTTTTTATATATAAAGTTAGTTCTAATTTAGAAGAGAAGCGGCTTGGTAGCTATGACCTCTCTCCCAAAGAGGCAGTCACTCTGCGGCATGTAATCTGGGGTGTAGATGAGGATCTCTGGCATGCAGCCATACATGTAAGCCAGCCCCTGACAGTAGTCATGTTCCTCTTGGTTCTGAACCACAAGAACCTTGGGTGCTTTACCTGCTGTGAATGCGTAGCTATCTACAGCATCAAGCCAACCACAATCACTGATGAAGATGAAAAAATTCTCAACCATTGTGCTGACTCGTTAGAGATAAGTTGAAGGAATAGGTAAAAAAGAAGGGATCGACTGGGGTAGGTGCTCGATCCCTTCTACGTTTTGTTCAAGCAGACTGTCTCTGCTATCACCTCTGACCGAACTGGTGTAGTGCCAGAAGGAGTCTTGGCCCGGTGACTGCGGTGGTTATATTCCCACTCCCGCTAGGGTTGCAATGGCTTATACCAAGCACGTCCTAAGACGTATCCTGACAATAACCCATTCCACAAATTCTGGGTAGATCTTATTTCCTTTTGTTCTGGTGCCTGTCACCAGACAATAGGAGTGGCCCTCCTTTTCCTTTAAGGATTAAGAGTTGAGAGCCTTCTATAAACAGACTAAAGTGTATCTGCCAATTCGGCAACACCCAAGGAAAAAATGATGAGCGAAATTACCGAGGACTTCCTGATTGCTACCGCTGTGGCCCCGCGAGTGACCAAGGTGATGGTGGACGCCAATCTGAAGAACGTCGAGTACATCTATCACGGTCTGCTGACTCTCTGCGTGATCACCCTGCAGAACGGGTTCACTGTGACGGGTGAAAGCGCGTGTGCCAGTCCAGAGAACTACCGCAAGGAAACGGGAGAAAAGATCTCCATGGAAAATGCCTACGACAAGATCTGGGCACTCATGGGTTACGAGCTGAAGAACAAGCTGGCCATGATCGAAGCCGCAGGTTCTCCGACTGGTGCCATCCTGAATCAAGGTGCCGAAGTACGGACTGCCCTTGGGCAGAAGGTGGTGCATTTCATTCCGATGACCCGACTGGAATACAACGTGTTGCGTGGCTGGCAACTGCCTGCCGATGAGAACGGCGATGATGAAGGCTTCCTGGTTCAATACGCCGATGGCGGTGCTTCGAACATGCACGGCTTCAACGGCTACGTCAGTTGGTCTCCCAAGGCTGTCTTCGAGAAAAGCTACTCCACGGTGGCCGAGGTCAAGGCAACCACTCATGTGGAACGCATGCAGCGCGAGCTGGCTGACCTGCAGATCAAGACCACCAAACTGACTGCTTTCTGTGGGGGCGAGGTCTTCCTCACCTTGGCTCCAGAAGATCAACAGGACATGCACAACCAGTTGGCTGCCATGTCCTTGTACAGTGACACCCTTGAACGTCGCCTGAATCGAGCGATGCAGTAATAAAGGAAAGCAGGGGGAGCCATCTCCCCCTCAACATAAATTAGAGGAAACGCCATGATCAGTACGCAAGAGTTGGCAGCAGCAATGCCCCCTGCCTTGAAGTCCCAAGCCACCGACTCACTGGCCAACATGCTGAACAACATTGCCAGTGATCCGCTCGTGGCCGAAACCATGCGGGAGAACTTCATCACCTACTCGCACGTTCTCAAGGACGGCAAGTACAAGATGGATAGTTACCTGAACGCCATCAAGTACGTCAGCTTCAAGATGATGAACCTGTCCAACGCCGAGGCGTATGAGAAGACGTTTCCTCAACGTATGGCTGCGCTCATAGCAGCAGGAACCAGCAAGAAGGACATCTCTTCCTATGTGGCCATGTACCACAAAGGTAAGTTGGTGCAGGCGATCCTTGAGCAATCCTTGGTGCCCGTGTGGCTCTTGAACCAAGAAACGTATCAACGGGCCATCAACGTCCAGGCTGATCTGATGATGAACGCCCAGAGTGAGATGGTGCGGACGACTGCAGCCAACTCCATCCTGACTCATCTGGCGAAACCGAAAGAGGTTGTAGCCAAGATCTCCCTGGATACCAATGAAAGCAGCGGCATGAATGAACTGCGTGAAGCCATGACCAAGCTGGCACAGCAGCAGCAAGACCTGATTCGCAACGGTGTATCTCCTAAAGAGATTGCCGGTCAGCGCATCATTGAAGGTGAGAAGGTATGACTGCACTGATCAAACAACGATTGGATGACTGGCTGAACCAAGTCAGTTACGAAGAACTCAACTCCATACACTACATGCCGTCAGTGTTCGCCCTGACGTTCATGAACTTCATCAAGCTAGCCAACGGTGCTCAAGGTGAGAGTCACAAGACTCCACCTGTTCATCTGAAGATGCTTGATAAGCTGGCCTCACCCAATAAGTACATCGCTAATCTATGCTTTCGTGGTGCAGCAAAGACATCTCTATTCATGGAGTATCTTGTGTTGTTCGTGGCGATGTATGGTTATCTCCCTGGTCTAGGTAAGTTGGAGGGGATGATCTACGTGTCTGATTCGATGGACAACGGTGTGAAGTCGGCACGTAAGAACATCGAGTTCCGCTACAACAACAGCGAGTTTCTGCAGCAGTGGATTCCGGATGCCACCTTCACTGACAACTACATGGAGTTCACCAATGCAGAAGGGCATCGTCTAGGTGTAAAGATGTTTGGTGCCAAGACAGGTCTGCGGGGTACGAAGATCTTCGGTAAGCGTCCGGTGCTGTGCATTCTCGATGACCTCGTGTCTGACGATGATGCCAAGTCGAAAGCTGCCATGCTGGCGATCAAGGACACCGTATATAAAGGTGTGAACCACGCTCTCGATCCGACCCGTCGTAAGGTCGTGTTCAACGGCACACCCTTCAACACCGATGACATCCTGATCGAAGCAGTGGAGTCGGGTGCCTGGGATGTGAACGTCTGGCCGGTGTGTGAGAAGTTCCCCTGCTCTCGTGAAGAGTTCCGTGGTGCTTGGGAAGATCGCTTCAGCTTCGACTACATTCAAGAGCAGTACGACATGGCTCTGGCCACAGGCAAGCTGTCTGCTTTCTACCAGGAACTGATGCTGCGCATTACCTCTGAAGAAGAGCGGTTGGTGCAGGATGACGAGATCGGCTGGTACTCCCGAAGCCAACTGCTGCAAAACAAATCGTCCTTCAACTTCTACACCACCACTGACTTCGCCACCTCGGCTAAGCAAACAGCGGATGACAGCGTAATCTCCCATTGGGCATACAACGCCAACGGCGATTGGTTCTGGGTGGATGGCAACTGTGAAAAACAAACGATGGATAAGACCATCGACCAGTTGTTTGACGGGGTGAGCAACTACAAGCCTCAGCAAGTAGGCATTGAGATCACTGGCCAACAAGGTGCATTCATCACTTGGCTCCAGCAAGAGATGATGACTCGCAACATCTGGTTCAACTTCGCATCGTCAGAAAAGAGTGGAGCACCAGGTATTCGACCCACCGCTGACAAGCTGACACGATTCAACATGGTTGTTCCTTGGTTCAAGGCACGGAAGATTTACTTCCCGCTGGAGATGAAAAACAGCATCATTGTCGGGAAGTTCTTGGAGCAGATCCGCCTCACCACCAAAAGTGGGATCAAGGGTAAGGATGACTGCTTGGATACGATCTCCCAGTTGGCCTACCTCAAACCGTGGAAGCCATCCGAGTCAGCTCCGGTGACTGCGCACGAAGTAGAGATCTGGGAAGAAGAAACCGGACAGGGTGACGAATCAGCTCTGTCTTCCTACATCGTGTGAGGCGATATGAATATCGAAGATCTGTTCCGCAACCTGTCGTATGGGGAACTGTCGAACTTGGCCCTGTCGGGTGAAGGCTCGGGCACTATTATTGAAAGTGCTCGCCCCAAGATCGTCATGTATGCAAACGACGCACTGACTCGACTGCACACTCGGTTCCCCCTGCGAACAAAGGATGTTCTGTTGGAGATGTATGCACACATCACCAACTATCATTTGCTGCCACGCTTTGCCCGCAGTACCAGTCCCCAGGTAGAGAAGTATCCGTATATTCTGGATCTGCCACTTGAACCATTCGTTGATGAAGTGATTCAGGTCGAGAGTGTCTTCGACACCTATGGTTGCACCGTTCCCCTGAATGACGAAGGCAACTGCCTTTCTGTGTTCACCCCACAGGCTAAGGTTTTACAAGTTCCACATCCGATTGCTGGTGCTGCACTCAACGTGGTGTACCGAACTAAGCACGACAACCTGGATCATGAGAAACTTGAGCAACCCATCTTCCTACCAGAAACACTGCACAGTGCGTTCACTGCTTACATCGCCTACAAAATGTACAGCCACATGAACACTGTCGAAGCCACGAACAAGGCTCAAGAGCATCTGGCTTTCTACGAAAGTGTCTGCAACGAAGTAACTGAACACGATGCCGTCAACGTCAGCATCTCCACAACCAACCAACGCTTTGAAGAACGAGGATGGATCTAATGCAACGAGCAACCGCAAGTCCCTATGGTGGTAGTGCGCAGATGGTGGATAAGATGATCGGCAACGCTTACGACACTGTGAAGTTGGTGGCAGATAACCTTCAGTTGTTGGAGTATCTGGTCAACAACATGGAAGCCTTGGTCAAAATCGCCAATGACCTGAGCACGACCAGTATCGTGCTGGGTATTGCAGGCAACCCCGGCGAAACCACTCAATTGGCTTTGCCTGCAGGTGTTGACCAAGACTCGGTGACAGCTATGGCTGTACTGCTGGATGACGGTAACGGTGGTCTCTACGGCTTTGAGAGCAACCACTTCACCTTCTATATGCTCAACGGTTCCCTGCGTTTGACGATGAACCCAGTGGCTCCTCAATCGTTGGCTGGTGCTTCGGTGCGTTGGTCGATCTCTCATAAGGTGTAAGCCATGAGTAAAACGTACATTTCTCTGACTGACTTCGCTAAGGGTAACCCCTTGGTGAACCATTCCAGTCGAGAGATCCCGCTATGGCAAAAAGGAAAGCCTCCTTACGGATTGACCATACCCAAGGAGCAGCTCTTCTTCGGGGGTATGGTTCTCGGACTGATTAAGACCAACAACCTGGAGCTGACCAACACTGGCATCAAGCCGTTACAGATCAACAACATCACCTTGAATGGTGTTGGCTATGCGCTTCCTGAAGAACTGCCAGCGATCATTTACCCCGGCAAAAGTGTGATTCTGCCTGTAAGTTTTCAGCCTACGAGCTATGGCTTGCTGGCTGCCATCTTGAAAGTGGACGCTGGAATTGGGGGAACCTACCAATTCCGTCTACTGGGTCAAGGTGTATGGGATCACGTTGGTGCTGTGACAGACATGCTGAACAATCTGTGGGGTTTCCTGCAGCGTTCCGTGCAGCCCGCCATTGTGGACTCTGGCCCTTCACTGAGCTTGTCCAATACTTCGGTGGACTTTACTGAAGTCAATGTAGATAGTTCCTCCAGCATCTTCACTTACACAATAACGAACGCCGGTAATCAGCCGCTGATCATCGACGACATTTCAATCTCCGGGGACTTTGAGATCGTACCATGAGTATTACTATTCCTCCGTTTGGTTCTCATGTGATCAAGCTGCGGTTCAAACCGACAGCCGAAGGTGTTCGTCAAGGAAACCTGACCTTCACCTCCAACACACCCAACAGTCCCCATACTATTTCACTGACCGGTATTGGTAAGTCCACTTCTGGTGGTGGTGGTACTGATCCAGAACCTGTCGGCAATATCACCTATCTTTCTGCTGATGGTGGGAAGCTACGCGATGGGAAAGGTACTGGTGAGATCGTTCAACTGAAGTCGATCAACTGGTACGGTTTTGAACAGATCGGTGTACCTACCGGTGCCTGGACACGTCCTTTCCGTACCAAAGTGGTAGGTGGCACCCTTCGTGAAGGGATGCTGGATGAAATCAAACGTCTGGGGTTCAACTCCATTCGTTTGCTCTTTTCCCAAGACTGTACCTGGCCCGGTTACAAACCAGAAACTCGTAACGGTTACTGGAACACCACCTATATCAATCCCCAGTTGAATGGGGAACTGCTGACGAGTCCCACTCAAGAGAACCCGCAAGCAGTCAAATCCACTGTTGAAATCATCGACCAGTTCGTAGCTTGGTGTGAGGAGCTGGAACTTCGCATTGTCTTCGACATGCACACCCTGGCTCCGGATGACAGCAATGTCCTGGCAACCAATGGCAAGTGGTACACCACTGCTCATCCTGATGATGCTGGTGCAACTGCTGGTGCCAAGCGGGAACCACGTAGCGAAGCTCAAGCTATTGCTGCCCATGTGTTCCTGGCCAACCGCTACAAGAATCGCCCCATCGTCTGCGGCTTCGACATCATCAACGAACCTCACAACTGCACCTGGGATCGTGATCCCTTGACTGGTGTGGTGGGCTTCTATGAGCGTTGCGGCAAAGCAATCCATGCTGTAAACCCGGATGTTCTGGTCATTTGCGAAGGTGTCACTGGTAACATCGACCACACTCCGGTTGGTCACGAAGGTGATGTGGAATCCACCACAGGTCTGTACCAATGGAGTACCTGGTGGTCAGGTAAGCTGGATGATGCCCGGACTACTCGTGTGACCCTGAACGTGGCCAATAAGGTCATGTACTCGCCGCATGAATACGGTGCCTACCTGCAGGGTGTAACTCTGCAACCTTGGTTCGATCCTGAAGGTAAAGTGGGCAGCAACTACGCTGGTGATCCTTTCCCGCAGAACCTGCCGGAAGTCTGGCGTCGTCAGTGGGGCTTCCTTGCTGAAGAAAACATTGCGCCCCTCTGGATCGGTGAATTTGGTTCGTACCTTCGCATTGGTGGTGATCCGATCACTGGGCAGGGTGCAGATTACGATGCCAACCACTTGGCCAAAGATGAAGACTGGCTGACGTACTTGGCTGATTACTGCGATACCCACAACATCAGCTTTGCCTACTGGGCTTACCCTCCAGGTGGCGATCCAGATGGTTTGGTTGGCCAAGCTCCTGCCGGTACTTGGGGTGCAGCTCAGGACTTCAAAGTTACCTACTTGGCTCCGTTCATCACGCCAGTGTCTGTAGCAGATCTGTCCGCCTACCCAACAACTGCAGCGTTTGGTGAGCGGGAGATCAATGACGTATACACCCTGACTGTGGAACTGCGTAACAGCACTGCAGGTGGCATTCAGATCAATGCCTCCAGTGATAGCGCGGTCTTCGCTGTGACTCCGGACATTGCAACTGTCCCTGCAGGTGGTGTGCTAAATCTCACTGTCACTTACGACGTGGGTGCTGAGTTTGGTGTTACCCATTCAGGCAACATCACTGTTACTTATGGTGTCGGTGGTTCGATCACTATTCCGGTAACAGGCAGTGCGGTCGAAGAACCAACTGAGCCAGAAGTTACCCCAATTCACATTGATCTTCCGTCCAATGCCTGGGGTATCACTGCTGTGGGTGACTCCCTGACAGAAGGGGGTGAATACTTCCACAACGGTTGGCTGGCCAAGGCGTGCTTCTACAGTAACCAGTATCTGCGTGATCGTGGCAATGTCGCTGTGTCTGGCTCGCAGGTTGAGCACGCCCGTGATACCCAGTTGCCAATGATTCTGGCGATGAATCCTCCACCCAAGATGTGCGTTGTGGCTACAGGCACCAACTCCATCTACACCGGTGTCGCTGGTGTAGAAGTGGTCAAGGAGATCTGTCAGACCCTCATTGCCAACTCGATCTACCCTGTGTTGTGGACTCTACCTCCACGTAATGACCAGTCGAGCATGGATGGCAACTACAACCTGTGGAACGACGCCATCAAGGCGTACCACCTGGAAACTGGCATTCCTCTGCTGGATGGCTTCGAAGCTCTGCGTATCCCTGG